TTTTGGATATTAGATAATGACCGTAACGCTGCTTCAACATCCGCTGCTATCCTTATTTGTAAATCAGCCATTCTGCTTTATCCTTTTTAGTGCCTCTTTCTCTCTCTTTAGCTTTAGTAGATTCCGTACTTGATCCCGGTCTAGTTCGGCCTTAGATTCGAGCTGCCAGCTATCCATGACAAACCTCGCCCCATTACCCTTACCTATCAGAGCCTCGCATATTAAGGCTGTCTGAAACCTTAGACTGATAGCATCATATTTTACCTTATCAAAATACCCCTTTCGTAAAAGTAGGTACTCCTCGACCTCCAAACCATAAAACTCCACCGGAAGCAGACCAATCTGGCCAAAGGCTTCCGACCTCATCTCATCCCAAGTTAAGGATTTGCCACTTGGGTTAGGGCTTCCCCCTGGTCTTTAGGTTTATTAGCCTCTACAAACTTATTGATTAAACTAGCGGCATCGGACTCATCCATCGCACCTACCCAGTCTTGGACTTGCTCGATAGAGATAAACTCCTTAATGCCATTGACCTTGTTATAGCAGTTTAAGCCACCATAAACGAGACCACAGATAAAATCAAATTGTTTGTCTGGCTTGCTTAGAAGCTCAGACATCAACAAAGGATCGGAAGATGTAGCCTCTCCGTAGAACTTTGAGAACCACATCTTGCCGACATCCAGTGTTACATCCTTACCTCCGATTGTGTGTGTGATTTGTTTCATGTGTTTTAGCTTGCTGGTGTTGTATCAATGTCTCCCTCGATCTCGATAGTCATTGTGAACTTAGCAGTCTGACCGCTAACATTCTGCTGACCAAGAGCTGAAATCCAACCATAACCACCATGATAGATAGTCTCGGCTGAATCTGTCAGATGCCAGTACTTTTTAGTGTTGTTGGCATACAGAGTTTGGAAATCATTGAACGAAGCCTCATCAGCATCAGGTACAGTGTCAACTACCGCATTCAGAGTGAAACGGTTGTTCTGAGGTCCTAATACTTTCAAAGTTCCACAGTTAGTCTCATCACTAACTACGTTGCGGCTGCCATCGAATGATCCCTCACTCTGACACACAGCCGACTTTCTTGCACTACTCGGCGTGTCTGAGTATTCGATAAACATCACACTGCCGGAGATTGTTGTAGCATCTGCCATTTGTTTTTATTTAATTTTGATTAAGAATATGCTCGTATCTAAGTAAAAGCCTAAATAGTTTCTCAGAGCCATCATCTTCGTAAAGCTCGGTCTCTGATTGAATCGTTATCTGTGTAATCTGGTGGTCTGGTATGGTTATGCCAAAAGAGTTAGGACTGAGTATTATCTCATCGTAGATCTCTTGGGCTATATCGTAAGCAATCTTACTGTTTCCTAAAGTAGCGAATTTTGTTAATATATCCACTACAATAACAGCAGATTGAAAAAATGCAGAGTTGTTGAGGTCTGTCTGGGTACTACCCTCTGACCTGATAAGTACATAGTTGCCATTCTGATTAAGAGGCACTGCATCCTTATAGACTGGCACAGAGATAACCCCATCGAGGGCTTTGTACCATTCTGTCTTTAGGTCGTATAGTGCAGTCTTAAATGCCACTTAGTATGCGGTTTATACGTTGTGTTAGTGATTTTTGCACAATAGGTATCTGCTTGTAAAAAAATGGCTTTGGACTGATACCATTCTTTAGAATACTCATTGTAATTGCAAAAGCAATGCTCAATCGTTGGTCTTTAGTTTGTCTGTTCTTTCTTTTAGTCTTTACATTGTATGTTACCCCTATTCCCTTGCGTTTTACCCAAGAGTAAATAGACATAAGCATCTCAATCCAATCGCCTTTTTTCTCGCCCCCTTTGAACTGAGCAGCGTACTCCTCAGTACCGGGGTAAGGCTTAAACTTTCTCTTTGTACCAAACTCAATATAAGGAGCATAAGAGGCATTAGCAGATACCATATAGCTGTATGGTGTTTCTCTTTTGTAAGATATAGACCTAAGCAATGTACCTCTGTCTCCACCTTGACCAGCTAAGTCTCTTTTAGCTAAAGCAACAAACTCCATAGCACTAGCCTCGACTTCGGCTTGTACCTCATCTTTCATGGCTTTACTAGCCGAATTTAATCGACCAGATAATTTGTCAAATCCTATGGTTGTTACCTTAATCAAGCTCAAATATTGCTAATCCAGTTATCTCCCAGTTAAATCGTTTTTCATCAATCCTACGGACACTACCTATTGAGTAGGTCTGTCCAAAGTACTCTATTCGGTAGTCAGGTGTGATATTGTAACCCCTAAAAGGAATCCTAAAGGTCTTAGTATCTGACATCTCTGTTCTACCATCCGCTTGACTCCTTGACCCACCGCCATCCTCTACCTCAGCCCACATCTTGTAGGTTGTAGCTACCGACTCGGTAGCATCTCCATTGGCATCAATGGTCTGGGTATATTTTAGCAGCTTTATGGGCTTTAGATTGCCTATCATCCTAACCAGTTAACAGTTTTATATCTTGATGCCAGATTCATGGCCTCGCGGCTCATGCCATCGACATTCTCATCCCCTCTATTGATATACCTGTAAGCGACCTCTTTGTACATGGCATCCTTTAAGCCTTTAGGTAAGCTAACATAACCAGCCTCGTAAAGCATGGTCATATTTTCATACTTAGGCCATTTTAGGATTCTGCCATTTAAGGACACCTCAAAGTCATCTGTACTAATACTATCCCCCTCATCATCTTTTACGTTAATGATGGTAGTAACTGGACCAAACGGAATCTCAAAGCCACCAGCCAAGTTAGTGAATTCAATCTCCCATATTTTAGGGATTAAGCTCAGGCCAGTAAACTCCTCAATCCTCTCTCTAGCAGACCGAATCAATGTTTCTATAATAGCATCATCATCGTTAAAGTCGGATGGTATGCTATCTGACTGATCGATAAACCCTTCTAGTCTGAGATAGTTTTTAACCTCCTCGACAGTTAAAGGCTCATTGATGCCAGATTCATTGGTTTGGTCATCCCAGTCGATAAGTAAGTTGTACAGCATAGAGATTTATTAAAAAAAGGGGCCAGCCGAAACCGGCCCCACCACATCAAACCACAGCACCTATTTTAGATATTTCCAAAATCACCGTAGATGATCGCATCTGTGCGGAGGAGGTTGATGTCCTCAAAGCACTCAACACGAGCAGTTACAAGGTTTCTTTGGAAGTTGTCGCTATCCTCATAAGAGAACTCAACACGCAGACCTTCAGTCTCAACACGCTCTACATAGTTAGAGTCGATGATCAGACACTTGTCATCAGTAACCCAAGAGGCACCGATTACAGGCACTCCAGCGATACGCACGTTACCAGCGGGGTCGATAACAACACCACCAGGTACAGAGTAGTCCATAGGCTTAGTTTTGAGCAAGCGAGCCCACTGCTGGTAAGATACCAGAGCAAATGAAGCATCGAAGTCAGCAGCCAGTTGGTTAGCAATCCAGTCAACCAGTTGCTCTACGTCAACAGTTGCAGAGGTAGTAGTAGAACCAGTAGCACCTTGGCTAACAGCAGCAAAGAAAGTGCTGTTCTCTTTTTTGTAGAAGTCACGGAGCAACATACGCTGCAAAGTGTTCTGCAAGAAAGGCAGTTGGAACATCATCTGCTTTGAGAAACGAGCAAAACCAGCGATGTAGTCAGATACTACTTTTACCTCAGTCAGGTCGTAGTCGATCTGGCTCTTAGGATTTCCTTCTGTTTGCTTCTCGATAGAACCTTCAGAACCAGTCTCACGATAGGTTACATAAAGTCCGGTAGGAGATACAGCAGTAGGAACCAAGTCGCGGAAGTTGATCTTCTGAGCAGGAACCAAACCTTGACGCTGATTGTAAGTAGCAACACCATCGCCAGTCAAGCTAGCAGTAGTAGTCATTGTACCAACAGTCTTAAGGTCGATTACGAGCTTAGCATTCTTGTCCTTTTGGAAATGCTTGATCTCAGCTTGCTTAGACTCGAAAGCCTCAGCGATAGCCTCGTTGTAAGCCTCACCGAAAGACTTGTTCTTGTTGTCAACTTTCTTAGCTGACTTCTCAGCGATCAGTTGGTCAAGAGCAGCTTGGTTCTTCTTAGAAGCCTCATCCATAGTAACAACAGCAGCCTTTACTTCAGCTACTTCGTTTTTAACATCAGCAATGGCAGCCTCATTGGCAGCCTTCATCTTTTCTACTGACTCGGTAGCTGATTTTACCGCAGTCTCGATGCTTTTCAATTCATCCATTGTTAGGAATTTAATTTAGTTAATAGATTATTCAAATTATGCTTAAGTCCACTTAAGTCAATCTCCGGCTCCTTGGTTTCTACAACTGCTTCTGCGGGTTGCTCTACTTTAGGAGTGGATTCAATAGATATAAGGGATTTAATTGCCTCGTTTATTTGTGCTACTCTGATTTCGATAAACTCAAAAGCCTCATCAGAGAAGCGGCCATCTTTCAATGACTTTAAGAGCATACTCAGCTCTTTAGACAGTTTCTCATGCTGGCTAATAACCTCCTCGGTTGACTTACCTACTTCGATTGTAGGTGTGTTGATATTAGCACCCCAGAGTACAGCCGAACCTTCAAAAAGCAGAATCTCTTTGATGAGGTTATACTCACCCTCTACACTTTTCTGGTTCTCTTGCTTAATAGTTCTAAAGCCAACAGAGTGTTGGTTAATATGACCAGACTTGTAGAACTCTAGGACATCGTTGCCCCATGTTGTGTTAGGCACATCGGTTATTCCTACCAGATAATCCTTTTCTACATACAGCTCAGAGAACTTTCCAATGGCTGACTTTAGACTAGGATTGTGGTCTGTCAAGTGCCAAATAAGGTTAGCACCTTTAGGACCTCTTTCTGTTAGTGTCTTAGTGTAGGCATTGTGGTCGATAACATCGTTATCAAAGTCC